CCTTATGCAGGTAGCTGAGTTCCATGTACCTAAACTAGCCCGTACTGAGGTAGTAGGCGTAGAAGATGAACCAGTTAAGCATATTCACGAACATAGCTTCTTAGATTGAAAGAAGTTAAGCACCAGTACCGCTATCCTTACAAGGCACGGGAAGCGTTCTTAGACTTTCACAGGCGTGAACAACGCTGGGCTGTTTTAGTCTGTCACAGAAGGGCAGGAAAGACCGTAGCGACCATTGCGGACATTATCCGTAGGGCAGTCATGGAAAAGAAAGAAAACGCTAGGTACGCCTATATAGCCCCTTTCTACGCACAAGCTAAAAACATTGCTTGGGATTATTTACTTAGGTTTGCAGAGCCATCTATAGTTAAAGCCAATCAATCTGAGTTATGGGTAGAATTAGTTAATGGGGCTAAGATCAGGCTATTTGGTGCTGACAACCCCGATGCCCTGCGTGGTTTATACCTTGATGGCGTAGTGCTGGATGAATACGCAGACATGAAACCTAGGCTTTGGGGTGAGATTGTGCGCCCTTTACTCACAGATCGCCAAGGCTGGGCTACCTTTATTGGTACGCCAAAGGGCCATAATGCGTTCTATGACATATACAACGAAGCCCAAAAGAACCCGAATTGGTATGTCAAGACCCTAAGAGCCGACCAGTCAGGACTGCTGCCTGAAGCTGAATTACTGGATGCACAGGCTACTATGTCAGACAACCAGTACGAGCAAGAGTTCCTATGTAGCTTTGAAGCAGCAATTCTTGGGGCGTTTTATGGTCAAGAAATGCGTAGAATCACGGACTTAGAACGCATTACCACCGTAGACTATGACCCAATGTTCCCTTGCCATACTGCGTGGGACTTAGGATTTAACGACAGTACGAGTATTTGGTGGTTTCAGGTGGTTTATGGAGAGATACGGGTACTCGATCACCACTCTAGTAACGGTCAAGCTATACCGTTTTACACCATGCTGTTAGACCAAAAAGCAGACGAATTTGGCTACAAATATGGCTACCATTACCTGCCTCATGACGCTCGGGCAAAAACACTAGCTAGTGGTGGAAAGAGCATAATTGAGCAAATTGCTGCAAAAATTGACATAAAACATCTAAAAATCGTACCAAATCTGTCATTACAAGATGGAATACAGGCAACACGACTTGCATTAACTCGCTGTTGGTTTGATAATAGATGTGAAGAAGGAATCGAATGTTTGCGTCAATATCAGCGAGAGTGGGATGATGATAAAAAAGTATTTAGGGATCGCCCAAAACACGATTGGACAAGCCACTCTGCCGATGCGTTCCGTTATCTCAGCCTTGTATGGAAAGACGAGGACAGCCCTATTCTCAAAGATTCAAGAATTACAGGCCTTCATGTTGGTCAAACGGATGTAACCCTTGATGAGATGTGGAAACAAACCCCTAAAGTAATTAACAGGAGAATTTAAATGACAACAGCAGCCGCAACATTTGCATTACCCTACGAACACGTAGCAGCTTCACAAACAGCCCAAGTATTAGGTTCAACTGGAGCAATTGGCGATTACTTGCACCGATTAGTTATTACAGTATCCGCTACAGCTACTTCTACTGTAAGTCTGTTAGACAATACTACATCCCATGTATTGTTAGCCGCCAATACTGCAATTGGTGTTTATTCCATTGAAATAAATACTTTTTCTAAAAATGGTGCTTGGAAAATAACAACGGGTGCTGGTGCTGAAGTAGTTGCAGTAGGTAACTTTACCTAAGGATTAATATGGATCATACATACGAAGATTGGTATAACTGCATCGCCCAGTACGAGCGTACTTTTAAGGAATGGGAAGGCAGAGCCGACAAGATCGTTAAGCGTTACCGTGACGAATCCCGTAGCCGCAACAATCCAAACGCTAAGTTCAATATCCTATGGAGTAATGTGCAAACCATTACCCCTGCGGTATTTGCAAGACTGCCAAGACCCGATGTAAGCCGTAGATTCCGTGATAACGACCCTATTGGTCGTGTAGCGTCAATGATGCTAGAACGGGCTTTAGAGTACGAAATTGAGCATTATGGCGACTATGCCAGCGCAATGAAGCAAGCGGTTCAAGACCGTTTATTGGGTGGGCGTGGTACGGCATGGGTTCGTTATGAACCCCATATTGTTGGTCAAGCTGCTGGAATGGGCGATGGCGCACCTGACGATGGATTTCAAGTTACTGAAGATACAGACGAAGCAGAAACCGAAGGCGGCATTTACCGTGAGAATGAGGAACGCATTGAGTATGAGTGCGCTCCAGTAGATTATGTGTATTGGCGTGACTTTGGACTTACCGTTGCCCGTACATGGGAAGAAGTAACCGCAGTATGGCGTAAAGTCTATATGGAACGAGCCGCCCTTGTTGAACGCTTTGGCGAAGAACTAGGCGGTAAGATTCCCCTTGATACCAAGCCTGAAACATCTAAAGCATTTAATGAAAAGATGGGTGAAATGGCACGGGAAGCCCTGATCTATGAAATTTGGGATAAAACTACAGGTCAAGTAATTTGGCTTTCTAAGTCGATGGGCAAAGTTCTTGATACCCGTGACGATCCGTTGCAGCTTGAAAACTTTTGGCCCTGCCCAAAACCTATGTTCTCTACCCTTACAACAGATAGCTTAATCCCTGTACCTGATTTCGTACTGTACCAAGACCAAGCAAGACAGTTAGACACGCTGGCAGATCGTATTGATGGCTTTATCCATGCCCTTAAAGTGCGTGGCGTTTACGATGCAGCAGAACCTAGCCTTGCCCGTTTGTTTACTGAAGGCGAGAACAACGCATTGCTGCCTGTTAAAAACTACGGTGCATTTAGCGAAAAAGGTGGATTACAGGGCGCAATTAACCTTGTAGACATTCGCCCAATCGCTGAAGGCTTGCAAATGGCTTATCAAGCTATGGATCAAGTTAAAGGGCAGATCTACGAGATCATGGGCATTGCTGATATTCAGCGTGGTCAATCCGATCCGAACGAAACCCTTGGCGCACAGATCATTAAGTCGAACAACGCTTCAGGGCGTTTAAAGACAATGCAGCACGATGTAGTGAACTTTGCTACTGCCCTGTTACAGATCAAAGCACAAATTATTTGCCAGCACTTCACCGATGACACTATCGTTAAGATCAGCGGTGCAATGCAATTATCCCCACAAGATCAAGCACTTATACCGCAAGCCTTGATGCTTTTGAAAGACGAACCAGCTAAGAACTTCCGTATTGAAGTAACTAGCGATTCCATGATCTATCAGGATGAGCAGCAGGAAAAGCAGGATCGGGTAGAGTTTCTAACCGCAGTTAGTCAGTTTATTCAAACCGCATTACCAGTCGCACAGGGCGCACCTGAACTTACCCCATTGCTTATGGAAATGCTCAAGTTTGGCGTAACCGCATTTAAAGCTGGTAAGGGCATGGAAGGTTTGATTGACGAAACAGCCGATAAGTTCCGTCAGCAAGCACAGCAAATGGAAGGCCAACCCAAGCCGCCAAGCCCTGAAGAACAGAAGATGCAGATGCAAATGCAAATGGAACAAGCCAAGATGCAAGCCCAAGCACAAGCTAAACAAGCTGAAATGCAAATGGAAATGCAGATGGAACAGCAAAAAATGCAGATGCAGATGGAACTGGAGAAGGCTAAACAAGAGTACCAAGCCCAAGAAAACCAGCTTAAATTCCAGCTTGAAGAACAGCGCAATATGATGGATCGTGAGATGGAGATGAAAGTTGCTCAGATGAAGATGAACACCGAGCGCAATACCCAAGTCTTACTTGCCCACATAAACAACGGGGCAAAGATTGAGGTTGCTCGTATTGGTGCTGACGAATCGAGCGGTGAACAAGCCTATATGACAGAAATGGACATGGCTGAATCTATGAAACACCCATTGCAGCCTATTGCCGATGCGATTGGACAGAGCAACCAACAAATGACATTGGCTTTGTCTGACCTGATTAACACCATAAACGAGAATCAAAACCGACCTAAGACGGTTATTCGTGGCCCTGACGGTAAAATCGCTGGGGTTCAATAATGCCGATAACAGTCAAGCATTTAAAGGTATCAACCGTTCCTGATGCTGGGGATGACACCCTTGTAGAGCCGTCAGACTGGAACGCAGACCATACGCTTACTGGTTTGGGTACGATGGCAGAGCAAAACGCCAATGCCGTAGCCATTACAGGTGGCACGATTAGCGGTGTAACCATTCCAGCTTCTAACATTACGGGTACGCTTGGCGTTTCCAATGGCGGTACAGGTGCATCTACTTTGACAGGCTATGTCAAGGGTACTGGCACTACGGCTATGACCGCTTCTGCTACTATTCCAAATACGGATATAACAGGTTTAGGCACGGCATCTACCAAGGATGCTGGCGCAGCACTAGGCGTAGCTACCTTAGATGCAGGCGGTAAAGTACCTGTTTCTGAACTTCCAGCCGCAGTATTGGGCGCACTTAGCTATCAAGGAACATGGGATGCAAGCACTAATACACCTACCCTTACTTCTTCTGTTGGTACTAAGGGTTATTACTATGTGGTTAGCGTTGCTGGTAATACTAACCTTAACGGCATTACTGATTGGCTTGTGGGCGATTGGGCAGTATTTAATGGGTCTATTTGGCAGAAGGTGGATAACACCGAAACGGTAACATCCGTAAACGGTCAGACTGGCGCAGTCGTATTAACAACAACCAACATTGCCGAAGGTACAAACCTTTATTACACGGATGCACGGGCTAGGGGCGCAATTAGCGCAGGTACAGGAATTAGCTATAACAATACGACAGGCGTAGTAACCAACGCTGCCCCTGACCAAACCGTAAGCATTACAGGTGCAGGTACTAGCGTAGTAACTGGTACTTATCCTAATTTCACCGTTACTAGCAATGATGCTTTTGTAGGCACAGTTACCAGCGTAGCGGCAACAGCAGGTACAGGAATCAGCGTAACGGGTAGCCCAATAACAACAAGTGGCACTTTAAACATTACCAATACTGCACCTGACCAAACCGTAGTTTTAACTGGCGGTACAGGCATTAGCACTAGCGGAACTTACCCTAGTTTTACGGTAACAAACACAGCACCCGACCAAACGGTGGCTATTAGTTCAGGAACAGGTATTAGCGTATCAGGTACTTATCCTAACTTTACTGTCACCAACACAAGCCCAAGTTCAGGCGGTACGGTTACTTCAATTACGGCTGGAACAGGTTTAACAGGCGGCACAATCACGACTACAGGAACAATTGCCATTGATTCTACTGTCGTTGTAACATCGGGCAGTTATGCTGATCCCGCTTTCATAACTAGCCTTGCTGGTAGTAAAATCACAGGAACAATAGACGGTGGAACTTTCTAAGGAATCATTATGCCAACAGATATTAAATTAAAGAATAGCGTAACCGCTACAAATGCGCCTACTTCCCTACAGCAGGGTGAAGTTGCTATCAATATTACCGACAAAAAGGTATGGGTAGGTAACGCTGCAACAACCCCCGTATTGCTGTTAGGTTCAGGTGCAGACGGCACTTTTACTAACTTAACCGTTAGTGGAGTAGCCAGTTTTGCAGATGGCACAGTATCTTTGCCTTCTATTACAAACATTGGCGATACCAACACAGGTATTTTCTTCCCAGCAGCCGACACTATTGCCTTTACAGAAGGTGGTGCTGAGGCAATGCGTATTGATAGCTCTGGTCAAGTTGGAATTGGTACTACTAGCCCAAATGGTTTGCTTCATGTAAACGGCACTATTAACATCGGGTCGCAAACGCAAAACTCTACATCTACCGCTGTATTGGAAAATAGAGTTACTTCAGACCCAGTTTCTACGGCTAGAGCTGCCATTACTTTAGGTACAACAGCTGGAACATCAAGTAGTGATAGTTACATTGCATTTACAACTAATCAATATGGTGTAAGTCGTGCAGAACGGATGCGTATTGACTCTAGTGGTAATGTAGGTATTGGTACTAGTAGTCCAAGTGGTCGTTTAGATGTTGTTACAGGACAAAACTATAATTCAAGATTTTTTAATAATGCAGGTGGAAACACAGACATTTATGTTAATACTTCCGCAGTAGCTAGAGATTGGCTTATATCAAGAAGAAGTAATGGCGAAGGCTGGCTTTATATGAGCGGTGCAGACCCTATTGTTATGTATACCAACGGTTCAGAACGGATGCGTATTGACTCTAGTGGTAATTTGTGTTTAGGACAAACCACAGCAGATGGAAAATTTACAAGCAATGCTTCAAGTGCATCACAAAGGTCTATTCATGGTGGAAATTTAGACGCCTCAACAACAACTGATGGTGTTTATTATGCTTATGTAAATAGAGCTAGAACAACAGCATTTAATTTCTTTACAGGACAAAACACTAGCGGTGTTGATGTAATTATTTATGGCAATGGAAATATTGAAAACAGAAACAATAGTTACGCTGGTATTTCAGATGCTAAATTAAAAGAAAACATTGTTGATGCAACACCAAAACTTGCAGATTTGTGCAAAGTTAAAGTTCGTAATTATAATTTTATTAATAGCGAAGATAAACAAATCGGTGTTATTGCTCAAGAGTTAGAAACAGTATTTCCTAGTTTAGTTGAAGAAACCAACGATAGAGATGAAGATGGAAATGTTTTAGAAACAACCAAAAAATCTGTTAAATACTCTGTCTTTGTGCCAATGCTAATCAAGGCAATTCAAGAGCAACAAACCCTTATTGAAACATTAACAACTCGCTTAAATGCGTTAGAAGGAAAATAAAATGGAACTTACTTGGCAAGTGGTACAAATGGACAGAAAATCGGTTGATGGTTTTGTTACCACAGTTCACTACAATGTATCAGCAGTAGATGGTGAGTTCACCGCCTCTACCTACGGCACAGTAGGCTATACAGAAAAAGGTGCTTTTACTCCTTATAACCAATTAACTGAGGCTGTAGTAGTTGGCTGGGTAAAAGAGTCACTCGGTCAAGAGACTGTAGAAGAAGCATTGGCAGCACAGATTGAAGCGCAGAAGAATCCAGTACAAGAATCAGGTTTACCTTGGGTTACTTTAGAAGCACCGATTTAATCAACTGTAGTACAACTTGGAGAAAATAATGGGAAAAAATGAAAAAGCCCCGTTTATTGTTTTAAATGATGTGGAATACGACATTGAAAGCATGACAGACCAGCAAAAGGTAATGATTAACCACCTTGCTGACCTTGATAAAAAGCTAGGTTCTATGCAATTCAACATGGAACAACTGCAAGTAGGGCGTGAAGCCTTTATCAAAATGCTTTCTGAATCGCTTACCGCACCTGCCGAAGTAGTCCAGTAATGTTTTCTACGGCTTTTCAAACTAATGCGTTCCAAAATAACGCTTTTCAGGTATATGTACCGCCCACCCCTGAACTTGGGGGTGGTGATGATGCTACATGGACACCTGAAGAACTTAAACGAATCCGCAAGTTATCGGCAAAAATAGCTGAACGGCAGCGTTTATTAGAAAAAGCCACCAAAGATGCTAATGCTTCACGCAAGCAAGCATTTAAAGATTTAATTGATCCTGTTGCTAAAGTTAAGCAACCTAAAGTACAATCCAAACAAGAGGTTAAGGCTGATATACCGTTAGCTGAAACAGAAGATTTACAACGGTCTATAAGCTACCTTGAAAGGCAACGGGATAACATCCTTGCGGCAGTAGCTTACAGAAACCAGCAATATCTCATTCAAGAGCAATTGCGAGTAATGGAAGCCAAACGCCTAGAGGAACTAGACGATGAGGCAGCATTATTACTACTGATATAAGTGCAGACGCACAATATAAATTAGCTTACGAACACCTACACGCTGGCAGATACGAAGCTGGTTTTAGGGGGTTTGAATACCGCTGGCATCCTGACATCATTGCCAAGCAAGCCCAGCCTTACGCACCTGCCTTAAAAATGCCTGTATGGAGAGGCGAACCGTTAATTGGCAAGTCGATTACCGTACAGATGGAACAAGGCTTTGGTGACATCATTATGTTTGCCCGTTTTTTACCTGCTTTAAAGGCTTTAGGAGCGTCTAGGGTCGTTGTTTTGCAAGAAGGTACATTGCACCACCTTTTAGGTCAAATACACGCTGTAGATGTGTTTAGCAACGATTTAACGCAAGGTGCGGCTATTGAATCTGATTATTGGATTGGCTCTATGTCGCTGCCGTACTATATTTCGCTACAGCACCCTATTGTAAAAGCGATGTTTCCTGTAACACGCAAGAAAATTGTAGGTTCAGAAGGTTATTTACACGCTATTCCTAGCAATATACCGCCTAAGATTGGGGTAAATTGGGAAGCATCTAAGCAAACCTTGTATTACATCAAGTCTATTGCCAATGAGCATATGGCTGAAATGGTTGGGGATGACGCATATAGCCTAAATCCCAACTCTGATGGGCTATTTCACCCACTTCCTAACGATGGTTGGAAGAAAAACTGGGTACAAACCGCATCCCACATGAAAGCAATGAAGGGAATTGTGACTGTAGACACGGGAACAGCCCATTTAGCAGGTGCTTTGGGGGTTAAATGCGTAGTTTTGCTACCTAAAGAAGAATTTGTATGTTGGCGGTGGAAAAATGCCCGTTGGTACGACAGTATTTGCCTACTTAGACCTAGCGAATACGACCAATTACCCGAAATCATAAGGAGAATGTAATGCTTTGCCCCAAATGCGGATATTCTGAAGGAAATCATGTTGAAGTTAAGCAAACTGACGAGGAATTCTTCTTAGAATGGTGGACACCTACGATTGGCTTAGAAGCAGCCAAAGCATCGTGGCAGGATAAGATAGCCATGAAGTCTAGAGAAGCACCTATGGTGATGCCTGACATACAAGGTCATATAAGCATGGCTGACGGTACATGGGTAGGCAGCCGATCCGCACACCGTGAGAACCTAAAGCGTAATAACTGCGTGGAAATAGGCGATGCTGTGCCAATGCAGCAAAAAACACCTGAAATTAGCCGCAAAGATCAAGAAGCCCGTAAGCGGCAGATTGCTGAGATTGCTTACTCCAAACTTTCTTACCGATAGGAACAACCATGTCAGATGACCGCAGAGAGATGTTAGAAGCAGCTTTAGAACAAGCCGAAGAAGGCACACTCGAAACCCCTGTAGAAAAGGAGATTGAAGTAAATGACGATCCAATCCAAACCGAAAACGCCAGCGAAGAAAGTAGCAGCGAAGAAGCCAGTCGTGACGAAAAAGGCCGTTTCAAAGCCCAAGAAGCCAGTTCCAGTCAAGATAGTGCTGAAGAATTTGACATGGTGGGACAAGATAGTAATGTTTCTGACGAGGAAATAAAACGCCCGACTACTTGGAAAAAAGAGTATGTCGATGTTTGGAACAAGATGCAGGAAGGCAAACCGCTAGATAAAGCGGAGTTTGCTAAATTTGCTGAATATGCCAACCAGCGTGAATCCGAGTACAAAAAGGGCGTTTCTGCCTATAAAGCAGAAGCCGACAATGCACGGCAACTTACGGAAGCGATTGGCCCTTACATTCCTGAACTGCAAGCGCAAGGTATTCATCCCGTTGCTTGGATCAACAATCTAGGTCGGGCGCACATGGTTTTAAGCAAAGCACCATATCAAGAGAAGGTGCAGATGTTCCATAGACTTGCAGCAGATTATGGA